GCTTGACGTATGCCAAGCTTAAATGTAAAATATATGGTTTTTCTTTTAGAAATTTAATACGCAATAATCCATTCCTAATGTTAAAGAAATATTCATTACTGTAGTATCATCATCCCAATTCATATCCCCAAATGATGCGTCCTTAATAAAAGCACCTTTAATAATCCATTCAGAAACTACATCTCCGACAGGACCCAATACATCAATTGTTAAATCTTTTTTATAGAAATCAGAATAACCATCTCTACCAGTAACTGATTCATGGTGTAATCTTGTCCATTCCATTACTGCTTGAGCCCCTGAAGGTGTAATAGGGTCAAATAATTCCATTGTTAAATCATTCCATCTTAATTTACCTTTTACTTTTCTATAAGTGTTTATATGATTTAATATTATTTCATCCTGCGCGAACCCCATTCCACTAACTCCCTTAATTATATACGATGGTATACCATCAACATACAATATAAATCGGTTAGCTACCTTTGGTTCAAAAGCTGTGAAAAATATTTCGTTAGGATCTAATACTGCCATTTTTTGTTATTTTATTTTGTTATAAATATTATTGTTTTTCATTTTTATGCTGGGAAAGTAGCTCCAGTTGGTAAAATGTTAAAGTCTAGGTAAATAAATTCTGCTGTTTTAGTTGGTTGTAAATAAACTGCACCAATTAATTCATTTCTATCAATTACATCTGGTGTGTTATTTGAATTATCCATTACAACTTTAAAAGCATATAAACCTTGTCTTTGTTGTACTGATTCTAAGTAAGGATTAACTTGACTTAAGAATGTATTTCTTGTAGCTGCCGTGTTTTGTTCAAATACTAATGTATCAGCGATTTGAGAAATATAATTTTTAAGTGTGATTAATAATCTTCTTACATTTACTCTATCTAAAGCACTAGCTTTAGTTTGTAATGTTTTCTGTCCAAATACTACAATTCCTTGTCCTGGGAATGTTGCTATTGGATTTACTTTTCCAGTATACAAATTATCTCTATTAGTATTAGTTAATTTTCTTTCTGCTTGATTAACTGCTCCTAATCCTCCTCTATTAATACCTGCTGGAGCAAACCATGGTTCACCTGCTCTATCATTATAAGCATAAACACCTGGTATCATTGTAGATGCTGGTACCCAAACTAATTCTCTTGAATCTGGGTCTATTACTTGTAACCAAGGCCAATATGTAGCTACATATGAAGAATCAACTGAAGCTGCTTGTCCTGTTACTTGTGTTAATGAAGCATTATAATTAACTAAATCACCCACAAATATTGCATCTCCTCTATTTTCACAATTTGATTGAATTGTTGTCCAACCATCTCCTGTAACACTATTTGCTAGTATTAAACCTGGTGAAGTAATTAAGTTATATCTAAAATCATCTCTATTAGCTAATAGGTTAATTGCTGTAGTATAATCTGATCCTACTAAACCTTGAGAATCAACATTATCAATATCTTGGTAGAATTTTGAAGGTGCACCACTTCCTGTTATATCACCTATCCCATTTCCAAATGTTCCATTACTAGCAATTGGAATAGAACCTGTAAATTCTGCTTTAGGACTTCCAGCATTATCAAAATAATTTGGAGTTTTCTTATTTACTTCTTTTACTCTTATATATCTTGAAGCATTTGGATATGATCCAGAAGTTTGTAGATAAACATCAGTTCCTGATCCTCTTACTGTTTGTACTTGATCACCAATTACTTTTGAAATATAATTAGGTGCTAAAGGATCTAATGAAATATTTGAATAAGTTTCAACTACTTGTTTTGCTGTTGCTGTATCATTACCCTGTCTAAGTAATAATGAGAATACACCTGATGAAGTACTTGGGTTTGTTATTTCCCATCTAAAATTATCAGATGTTCCGTTGGTTAATGTACCATTAGCTCCTGTAGTTCCTGCACTATTCATTATATTACCATCAGCTATTGTTTCTAACACAAAAGATTCAAAATTTACTATATCAGCAGCTGTTAAATTTATTGTTAAATCATTATCAGATGGTCCAAGATTAGCTTTAGCTACTGTTAATACATCTCCTACTGCGTATCCAGTTCCAGCACCATCAACTGTTATTGCTGTTGGTTCAACAAATAAACCTTTATCAGTTGAAGTAGTCCCAATAGTAAATTGAGGATTTGTTCCCCCCGCAACAGTTGCTCCTAAAGATTGAGATGAAAAACTTAGTACTTCACCATTAAAAAATCCTGATCCTGTTGTAAATGCTCCTGCATTATCTACAAATTGAATTGAAGTAAAAGCTGTTGCTGAAGCTACTACACATCTTGCTAAAGCACTTGTATTACCTAAACTTGAAGTTACTATTACATCATTATATGTAGCTGCAACCATATTTGCTCCTGCTGTTGTTTGTTCAGGAAATATAGCGTTAAGTGTTCCATCTAATTTTCCAGCAGAACTAGTTGTTACAACATTCAATGTTAATCCAGTTCCTCCTGCTGGTAGAACTGTTGTTGCTACAGCTGTAGAAGTAGCAGATGATCCACTAATTCCTGTTCCTAAATTCCAACTTGAAAATAAATTAGTATTTAAATTAACAACACCTGATTCTTCTGCACTTTGAATTATTGATGAAGTAGCTGGTGAAAAAGCTCCAGGTGTAACTCTAGTTACTAATAATGAAGTTCCTCCATTTTGAAAGTAATTATAAGCAGAAATCGAAGTAAAATAAGTATACTGATTTGATCCACTTAAAAAAGTAGTTCCAAAATTAGCTTGATATTCTGAATAACTAGTTACTAATTTAGGTATATTTTGTTGACCTTTTACAGCTGGTCCAATAATCGCAGCCCCAGCTTGTACTGGTTGTGATGTTATTTGTGATTGGTCGTTTTCTCTTGCTAAAACACCCGGTGATATTAATACTTCTGCCATTTTTATGTTATTTTATTTTATTATAAATATTATATTTTTTCTTAAAACTACCCAATTGGGGTAAACTTTCCAGTTTCTAAAGAAATATTTCCTTTACCATATTTTTTTTCTAATTCTTCAGCTATTTTTTGTTCTTTTTGTTGAATTTTTTCTAAATCTTTTGTATAATTTTTCTTTTTAATATTGAGATTCATCATTGCTACTTCTACATCTCCTACATTTTCTACTAAAGTTTGAAAATCTTCTCTTATCTTTTTTATATTATCAATTTCTTCTTGAGATAAAACTTTTTCTTCTGACATTACTTTTATTTTTAGATTAATATTTTAAACTTATTATCAATTATACATATTAAGTTTTTATTTAAAATTAATTACTCTGGTGGAGGAGATGGGGGTACTCTATTAGTATTAATTCTATTAGAAGGTTCTCTTGTTGATGGTGGATCAACAAACCCTACATAATCCCCATGAGGTATATTTGTTCTATTAGGTGGAGAAGATTCTACTTCATTTATATTACTTACCATCTCATCGTCAAAAGAAATTTTAGCTTTTTAATTATATTTTTTTATTGATGATAAATCTTTTTGAAGTATATTAGGTACTATATAACCATACATTTTTATACTAAATGTACTTTTAACTAATCTATCATTATCTGCAGGCATATCAATGTTAGTTGCAACAGAATCTATTCTTGCTCTAAATTGATATCTTTCAGGATTTCCCCAATAAGAATCTGATGCATAATTGATAGCTTCTACTATACCATTCATTTGTTCCATATAATATGTTGAAATTATACAATCATAATTTAATGTTACATAATCAGGAACTACAACTGCATACATATTTTTAGTAGGTCTTCTATTATTTAATATATTAAATTTATCATAAGTGTTATTAGAGCTATAAGATTTTTCATATACCCTATAATTATTAGGAAAATTAGCATCTAATTTATTAGTAACTGTTCTATTTTTTTCTATATTAGTTCTTTTAAAAGTAATTAAAGGCATCATTATTCTTCCTTTTTTATCTCTAAAATAACCATTTTTTTGAATTTGATTCCATCTTTCAGAATCAGCATATATTACAGGAACTTCTATTCTTTTACCATTTTGAATAACTGTAGGTTTAATTACATTATTAAAATAATAAAGTATAGTTTCATCTATATCATATAACCCAACTGTAAAAGGTTTTACAGTGTCTCCCTTAAAAGAAACCTGATTACTTCTATCAGTAATTTGATATGAAGCGTTATTAGGATTACCTATTTCTTTAGAATAAGGGGTATGCATCCCCTTACTTATTTCTTTTTGAGTTTTTGGTATTACTTTTCTTCCCCTATTTGACATGTTTTATACTTGATATTAATCTTTCTTGTGAAATTCCTACTCTATCTGCTGGTACATAATGTGCTTCTGCTATTATAGATACATCATAACCAAAACTAGCTAAATCATAATTACCATATGGATTATTACCATTATCATCTTGGTTAGGATAATCTGGGTCTTTACCTACAAATAA